GCCGCGCCAGGCGGTGGCACTGGCACCCAACTACTCGATGACGTACCAGCAGATATGGCGGGCGCAACCTCAGCTACGCACGGTGGTGGCGTTCCTGGCCCGTAACGTGGCTCAGCTTGGCGTCGATGTGTACCGGCGGGTGTCGGACACCGATCGAGTCAAGCTGACGGACCATCCTGTCGCCCGGATGCTGGAACGCCCCATGCCGGAAACCAAGCTGACCAAATACCGGCTCTTGAACGGCATCATGCACGACCTGTGTATCTACGACGACGCGTATCTGTTGAAGCTGAGACTCACCGATGGGCTTGGGTTGGCGCCGATCTGTCCGGCGTACGTCAGCCCTGTCGGCTCGTCGTGGGCGAATGCCGAGAAATACCGCATCCGCGGTGACAGCAAAGATCTCACCGTCGGCGCCGACGACATCGTCCACATCTTTGGCTACAACCCCGACGACATGCGCCAGGGATCATCGCCGATCGAAACGCTCCGGCAAATCCTGGCAGAGGAATACTCGGCCACAATGTACCGCGAGCAGTTATGGCGTAATGGTGCCCGGGTCGCCGGATATCTCAAGCGCCCGAAAGACTCGCCTCGCTGGACCGACCCCGCCCGGGAACGGTTCACCGCAGCGTGGCAGGCCCAATACGCCGGGGAAGGACCGCAGACGGGCGGGACACCCATCCTCGAGGATGGGATGGAGTTCGTGGCGTCGGGGGTGTCACCGAAAGACGCACAGTACGTCGAGAGTCGGCGCCTCACCCGGGAAGAGGTCGCAGTCGCCTATCATGTATCTCCATCAATGGTTGGCATGACCGAGGGCACCAACTTTTCCAGCATCCAAGAGATCCACCGGATGCTGTACCAGGACACCCTCGCCCCGTATCTGGCGCAGATCTCGCAGGACATCGAAAACCAGGTCCTCAACGACGTGGACCCGACATCGCGTGACGGCTCCACGTACATTGAGTTCAACCTGGCCGAAAAGCTGCGCGGTAGTTTCGCCGAGCAAACCGCCGCACTACAAAGTGCTGTGGGCGCCCCGTGGATGACCCGCAACGAGGCACGTGGCGCGCTCAACCTGACGTCGCTGCCCGAGGGCGACGATCTGATCGTGCCACTCAACGTGGTCGCTGGCGGGCTAGCCGCCCCGAACGACACGGCGCCGATCAACCCGAGCCACGAGGGCAACCCCAAAGCACGGGAGACCCGAATCAGCATCGATCCCCCAACGGCATTCGATGCGCTATTCGCCGAACGTCTCGAACGTCTCGCCCGCAACGGTCACGATCTTTCGCTATAGGGAGGCAGCGTGAAAGTCAAAAGCGCACCCGCCCGCCTCAAGGCGGACGGCATGGATATCGATGCCTCCGGCGAATTTGAGGCGATCGTTAGCGTGTTCGGCAACGTCGATAGCTGGGGGGACGTCGTTCAGCCCGGCGCTTTCGCCGACTCCATCGACCATTGGAAGACATCCGCTAACACCCTGCCGGTTCTGTGGTCGCACCGCATGGACGATCCCACCTTCAACATCGGCGAAGTCCTGGACATCGCCGAACTCGAACCGGGAAGGCAATTGCCGGAATGGGTGGATCCGCATGTCACGCAGCACGGAGGGCTGTGGGTCAAGGGTCGCATCGACACCGGCGACGACGCCTCACCGGTGGCGAAACAGGCGCTGCGTTTGATGAAAGCTCGCCGCGTCACACAGTTCTCTTACGCCTATGACGAACTTGAGTCCGGGTGGGCCAAAGTCGACGGACGCGAAGTGTGGGAACTGCGGAAGCTGAAACTGTACGAGATCAGCCCCACCCAGATCGGCGCCAACGAATTGACCGAGCTTTTGGCAGCTAAAGCCCTCGGGACAAAGGCGGGCCGCGCGCTGTCCCAGCAAAACGAGGACCGCATCCGGCAAGCGTCCGACCTGCTCGATGAGGTATTGCAGTCCATCACCAGCGACGACGACGGAAGCGACAAAGCCAAAAGTGACGGAACCCAGGTCCCGCCGCTGCGGACATCGCCGGAGTCCAGTCGCCTACTTGGGAGGGCAGTGCGCGCAGCTATCGCTCTCCGGTTCATCGATTGACAAAGGGAGAGTAAGGATCATGAGGCGAAGCACACGGGACGCCATCCTGGTTGAACTTAAGGCCGCCGAAGCGATCGCTGATGCCGCTGAGAAGCAAGACCGGGACCTCACCGGCGAGGAACGGGGGAAGATCACCGCGCACCTCGACAAGGCCGACACGTTGCAGAAACAAGCCGAAGAGGCGGGCGCCGCACTCAAGATGCTCGCCGACCTCGGGCATGGTGTCCAGACGCCGGCCGGCGACGACGACCAGGAACGGGAAACGCCATCACAGTTTCACCCCGTGAAGCGCGGCACAACGGTGGGGCAAGCCTACGTGGGCAGTCCCGAATACAAGGCGATGCTGGCGGCCGTGCCCGATGGCCGGTTCGGTGAGAAGAGCCGGGTGACATCGGCGCCGTATGGTGTGAAGTCTCTTATCACCGGCCTGGCCGATAGCAGCGCGGGCGCCCTGGTGGCGCCGGAGGCGTACGGCATCGTGCCGCAGCCCGAACCGTTCCCGGCCCGGCCGCTGACGGTCCGGCAACTCTTTTCGCCGGGCACGACAGGCAGCGACAGTGTCGAATACGTTCGGGTTTTGGCGCAGACGAACAACGCCAAAGCGGTACCGGAGGCACTGTCTAGCGCGACCGTCGGTGACGGCACCGGAGGCACGGCAACAATTACCACGGGCGGGGTGAAGCCCGAATCCGGGTTCACCTTCGAGAAGCAATCGACGACGGTAAAGACCATCGCCCACTGGATCCCGGCGACGAAGCGATCCCTATCCGACGCCGCGCAAGTGCGGACCCTGATCGACACGTTCCTCCGCTACGGCCTCGAAGAGGAATTCGAGGACCAATTGATCACCGGCGATGGCACCGGTGAAAATTTCCTTGGGCTGAATGCCACGAGCGGCATACAGCTACAAGCGGGCCCGATCGCGGGTGAGGATAACTTCACGGTGACGCGCCGGGGGCGCCGGAAGGTGCGCATCGGTGGGCGGGCCATGCCCACCGCGTACGTCCTCAACCCTATCGATTGGGAAAACATTGAGCTCAAGCGTGATGGCAATGAACGATTCTACGGAGGCGGTCCGTTCGCGCTGACGCCTAACACGCTATGGGGCCTTCCCGTTGTCGAATCGGAGGCGGTACCGCAGGGTACCGGATGGGTGGCCGATTGGCGTATGGGCATCGTCTGGGACCGCGAGCAGGCGTCGATACAGGCCACCGATGCCCACGCCGATTTCTTCATCCGTAACCTTGTTGCCATTCTGGCCGAAATGCGCGCCGCTTTCGCCGTCCTGCGCCCAGCGGCGTTCGTCAAGATCACGCTTGCCTGACTTCCGGCAACGTGACACAGCCGGAGGGGGAGCCGCCCGCCCATCTGGGGGGGCCATGAAGCGCGGGCGCTCCCTCTCCCCCGCGAAGAAAGGGATGAGAACCATGCCCCACCTGAACGAATACGAGATCACCGGAGAAAACGGCATCGTCACCAGGGTCCAGATGACCGACGACGACGCCAAAAAGTTTCCGAACGCGAAGAAGGTCGGCAGCGGCGAACACGACGCCCCGAAGGCCACCGAAACCAAAGCCGACGCCCCGGCCGCCGACGCACCCGTCACCGGTCACCAGCACGACCAGGTGTCGAACCGGTCTCGCAAAACGGGATAAGGTCCCATGGTCGACAATGTGCAAATCGGGCCCATGTCCGGGGGCGACGTCATCGCCGCCGATGACATTGCCGGGGTCAAAGTGCAGCGCGTCAAGGTCGGCTACGGCACAGATGGTTCCTTTACCGATGTGCACGAGGGGGTGCCGCTACCCACTTCGGTGGTCAGTGGCACCATTGTCGGCAGTGACCGGGTAACAGTGCTGACTGCCGGGGTACCCGTCGCGTTGCCCGCACATTCACGCGTCTGCGGGCTGACCGTTCGGGCCCTGATCGGAAACGACAGCCTGATCTATGTGGGCGGACCGTTCGTGTCGGCTGAAACCGGGTTCGAGCTAGCCCCGGGCGAAGCGGTCAGCCTCGATGTCGCGAATAGCGCCAACGTTTGTATCGACGCCGCAGCATCCGGCGATGGCGTCTGTCTGTTATGGGTGAGCGCATGAGGACATCATTTGCAGGTACCGCGTTACGAGGACCCCAGGGTGTCCCCGGCCCACCGGGGTCCTCGTCGTCGGTCTACGAATACACGTTCAGCACCGCGAATGAACCTCCGCCCAGCTCGGGACAGATCCGCGCGGACGCGACAGCCATAGACACCACCCGGATCTGGCTGTCCTACGACACCGTCGCGGGTTCGATGGTGCCGCTACTGCGCAACATCACCCAGGGCGACGGGCTGACGGTCCAGGACAAAACCGATCCGACCCAATACGTGGAGTACGTTGCCGTCGATAACGCCATCGACTACCCGGACCAGTCGTACGTGGAGATTCCGGTAGCGTTCGTAGCCAAGAATGGGGCGGCGGCGAAGTCGAATCAGCGCATCCTTGTTTTCCATTCGATGGTGGGTGCCGCCGGACCGCCGGGTCCCCCTGGGCTCAAGGGCGACCCCGGTGTCCCCGGGCCCCCTGGGCTCAAGGGCGATCCTGGGGACCCTGGGCTCAAGGGCGACCCCGGCCTCAAGGGCGACCCTGGCTTGAAAGGCGACCCCGGCGTCCAGGGTGTGCCACCCGTCGGCTACCAGCACTACTACACACCCGGCCGCTACTACGACCAGGCGCTGACCGGCGGAGGATTGGGAACCCTGGCTACCGCCCTTAACCGGCTCTACCTGGTCCCGGCCATCATCTACTCACCGATCACCGTGCAAAGCTTCCACGTCAACGTGACAACGGCGGCCGGCGCCGGCGGAGTGGGACGTATCGGGGTGTGGACCGTCGACACCGCCACCGGACTCCCCGCCAACCTTGTCTACGGTTCAGGCCCCTTCGTCACTACAGCACTCGGCCTTGCCGGACCCACCGGTCTCACGGCGGCCCTGCCTACAGGGCAGTACTACTTCGGCTACGTGTCACAGGTGGCGGTGGCAACCGTGTCCGGGCACAACGGCACCTACCGATTCGCCGGATACCGCCGTGCCCCGACCTGGACAACAACCGGCGCGGAAACCGGAGAGATCGTCGACAACGTTGCTGGCGCACTCACCTCTAACCCCGTGCCATTGGCGACAAGCCCATTCTTCGGCACCACATTGGCTGTCATCTTCCGGACCGCCGTTCAGCTCGGAGAGTAGGGCGGCGCGCCCTTAAGTTTCTGCGACCAGGACGGGGTCCGACGATGCTCCTGCTTTTCGTCTCCGGCGTACGCACCTTCACGACCACCGTTACTCGCCCGGGGTTCGCTGTCACTGTGCCGCGCCCCGCTGACGCTCCTGACACCGTGCCACGTCCTGGTGGCGGCACCGTGCCCCGTCCCGATGCCGCGGTGATGGGGGTGCCATGGAGCCGCTGACCACCCCGGAGGAACTGGCCGGATATCTCCAACGCGAAATCGACCGCTACTCGGCAGAGCTGGCGGTGCGCGGCGCCTCCGGCATCATCCGGAGCATCTGCGGATGGGACCTCACCAGGGTCACCGAGACATTGACCGTCGACTCCAACGGCGCCGCCGCCGTCAAGCTGCCCACTCTGAAGATCAACGACATCATGTCGGTCACCCTTGACGGAACAACGGTCGTCGACACTGCCGAATACCTGTGGAGCCCGAACGGGATCCTCGTGGCACGCTCTTACTGGCCAACAGGGCGGCTGATAGCCGCTGAGGTTGATCACGGATACGAGCCCATTCCCGATGATGTTCGCATCATCGCGTGTGCCATCGCTTCCCGCCTGTACGGCAACCCCGAGGGGCTAGCTATGCGCGTCGCTGGCGATTCCACGCGAACATTCGGCCAACTGCTATCCCCAGTGGAGATGCGCATCATCTCCCGGTATGCGCTCACCTAATCCCGGATTGGCGGATCGTGGGCAAGCGCGTGTTGATCACGGGGTCACGGACATGGACGGACCGGCAGGCCATCCAAGCCGCACTGATCGCGGTGTGGGAGCCGAGTGCCGTCCTGGTGTCCGGGGCATGCCCAACGGGGGCCGACAGGCTGTGCGAGGAATGCTGGCAACTTTGGGGTGGCGCAGTCGAGCGATACCCGGCGGACTGGCGCCAGTTTGGGCGTAGTGCGGGCCCCCGGCGGAATGCGGAGATGGTGCGGACCGGCGCCGATGTGTGCTTGGCATTCATCCGAGACGGCTCGATCGGGGCACGCCAGACTGCCGAGCTAGCGCGACGTGCCGGTATCCCGACGAGAAGAACGGAGGGACGTAGCCATGGGCCGATTGAAAGAAGTTCGGGCGAAACTCATGACCGATCTAGCGGTGCTCGACATCCCCGTGATGGACGACTGGTCAATCCGAGCCGACCCGCCATGCATCTTTCTGGCACCCCCACAGGGGACCGACTACTTGACTGCCGGTGATGAATTCGCGCTGTGTTTCGTCATGAACCTTGACGTGGTCATCCTGGTCGAGGCGCGCCCACCGAACGAGGGCCGCGAGGAACTCGAAGATCTGCTAGAAGACGTGCTTCGGAACACCGTCGACTGGGCTTTCGAGGGCGCTGACTCGCCCGGCATAGCGTCAAAAAGCGACAGCACCGTTGAGTTCTTGGGAACCGTTGTCCACCTCGCCAAAAAGCTATACCTGTAAACGCTGCAAGGGGAAAGGGGCACCATGGCCGCCATCGGCACACGCAAGTTGAAGATTCAGGTGGGCACCCCGCCTATTGAGTACAACACCGACGTATCCCGGGTAGAGGTCACCTCCGGCGAGACAGATTCGGATTTCGTTTCGTTCGCCGATGCGGCGGCCGGAGGCGGCCGGGACTATACGCTGGAATTCACTGCGGTACAGGACGCCTCGAATGCGTCGCTGTGGGATGAGGTGTGGACCAATGCGGGCGGGGAACTAGACGTGACCGTTGTGCCATACGGCAACGAGGTCCCCACCGTCATGGAGCCGCATTTCACCATG